GGGATAGAAGATTATGAAGAGCGTGAGTTATATAAAGTTTGTGAATTTGCACATGTAGGTGATGAACAATATAATTTAATTCCAAAGCGTTTTATTACACAACATGAATATGAAATTTTTTGTAAATTACTAAAAGAAATAATAGAAAGATGACAAAGAAAGAAGAACTTAAGTACAATTTAAAAATGGAACAACTATTAGTAAGTCAATTGTTTGAGCAAATACGAGAATTAAAGTATGAGAATGCAGTAATGCGAGACGATTTATTTCAACTTAGCAAAGACTATTTCACACCGAAAGACGCTATTGTAGCAAAGGTTATCGAAGCATACAAAACAAGGTCTGAAGTAGGGATAGCGAAGTATGGCACAACACTTGAAGACAATAACACCGATGACTTCCTACAGCATCTACAGGAGGAGTTAATGGATGCCACACTTTATATTGAAAAATTAAAGGGAGTTGAGTCTCAGTTAAAAAAAATATACTTATATTAGTAAAAAATTAAAAACGATGAGTAAATTTAAAGGAGTGATTACACACATTGGAGAGGTAATCGAATTAGGGAACTACAAAAAGTTGTATGTTCATGTAGTAGAAAATGAAGGAGAGTATCCGCAGTCATGCAACTTTGAAGTATTTGGTGAAGCAAAAGTTGATAACGTTCTTAAGTACAATAGAGTAGGAGATGTGGTCGAAGTAGATTACAACCTTAAAGCTCAAGAGTCAAAACGTGAAGCTGGTGTATTCTTTAACACCATTCAATCTTGGAAGATAACAAAGCATGATTAAGCAAATAGAAGTAATTGCACAAAAACATAAGGACTGGGTGAATATCGCTCGGTCCTTTGGTGCTAAGACGGAAGCCGAAGACATTGTACAGGAAATGTATCTTAGATTAGATAAGTACATCAAGCCTGATCAAAAGATTTCTACATCGTTTGTATGGATTACTTTACGAAATATTTACTTTGACTTCCTGAAGAAAGAGCCAGTTACGTTTGAACTAGATAAGACAGTTTCTGAAGCCGTTTGCGAGACCGAAAGTATAATTGCATACGGAGAACTAAATAAACGCGTTAAAGACGAGCTTAATAATGTTGATTGGTTTGACAAAATGCTATTCGAACTATACGTGACAAGTGGCAAGTCAATGCGAGAACTATCTAAAGAGACAGGAATAAGTCTTTCTTGCATATTCTATACCACCAATAGAACAAAAAAGCACTTAATTAGTTTACTTAATGAGGACTATGAAGATTACTTAAACGAAGATTACGAATGGCTAAAAGAAAAGCAACAGGACTAGGAGATACAATAGAGAACGTACTCCAAGCAACAGGAATAGATAAGGTAGCAAAGTTTATATTGGGAGAGGATTGCAAGTGTGATGAACGTAAAGCAAAACTAAACGAGCTTTGGTCCTATAGAAAGAAACCACTTTGCCTTAATGAAGATGAATACCTTTGGCTTAACGAAGGAGGTTTAAAGAAAGCAGAGACATCCCTGGTAGATTCAATGTTAATGCAAAGAACACATAACAGAGTATTCCAAACAGGGAGATTAGAATATACTTCTTGTGCTTCTTGTTTGAGAGACCAGTATCAAGACTTAAAGAAAGTATTAGAAGCTTATGATACAAAATGATATAATACAAGTAATATACTCAGGCAAGTACTTTTTTGTTATTTGCCTTAATTGAATAAACAATACAAAATCAGATGGCAGGACCAGGAGGAGCAAGACCAGGAGCAGGTCGCAAACCAAAAGACGAAGAGAATAGGATAAGAGACTTAATGATGCCTTATTCACTAGATGCAATACAATGCCTAGCTAATATAGTAGTAAGCGATAAATCAAAAGATACCGATAAGATTAGTGCATCAAAGATTATCATTGAATATGCTTATGGTAAACCTAAAGAAAGAGTAGAGTCAGATATAAATGTAACAGGATTAGAGTTTAATATAAAGGACATAGTTACATTTGATAAATGAAATTCAATTTAAGTCCAAAGTACACTAGTTTATTTAAAGGAGATTCAAGATACTACGTAGTTTCAGGAGGTCGAGGATCTTCTAAATCATTTAGTGTAAATGCATTTTTATTATTATTAACTTATGAACCAGGACATACGATATTATTTACTAGGTATACTCTTACTTCTGCTCATGTATCAATTATACCTGAATTCATAGAAAAGATAGAGATACTAGATAAGTTCGAGGATTTTCATATAACAAAGGATGAGATCATAAATCTAAGAACAGGGAGCAAGATATTATTTAAAGGTATCAAAACTTCTTCAGGACAACAAACAGCGAACTTGAAGTCATTAAGTGGCGTTACTTGTTTTGTACTAGATGAAGCTGAAGAGTTAACAGATGAGGATGTATTTGATAAGATAGATTTTTCTATTCGTTCTAAGGATAAACAGAATAGGGTAATACTTATTTTAAATCCAGCTATGAAGACTCACTTTATCTATCAAAAGTTCTTTGAGTCAAAAGGAGTTGAAGCAGGGAGTAATACAATTAAAGGAGACACTACATACATTCATACGACATACCTAGATAATTATAACAACTTATCCGAAAGTTTTTTAAATCAAATACAAACGATAAAAGAGAGACGTCCTGACAAGTATAAACACACTATTCTTGGTGGATGGTTAGAGAAAGCGGAAGGAGTTATATTTACCAATTGGAGAATAGGAGAGTTCAATAAAGATAATGGCTCAGTATTCGGTCAGGATTATGGATTTAGTAACGATCCATCGACATTAATTGAAACGTCAATTGATAGAGCTAACAAAAAGATATACATTAAAGAGCACATACATAAGCAAGGTTTAACTACGTCAGAACTTGCACAACTAAACCAACAATTTGCAGGTAGAGATTTGATAGTAGGGGATAATTCAGAGCCTAGATTGATAGCAGAACTTAAAGCAAGAGGTTTAAATATAGTAGCAACAATTAAGGGAGCAGATTCAGTTAAATATGGGATAAGTTTAATTCAAGATTATGACTTGATTATTGAAGAAAATTCCGTAAATTTGATAAAGGAATTAAATAACTATTGCTGGTTAGAAAAGAAGAGTGAGACGCCAATAGATAAATGGAATCACTGCTTAGATGCAATGAGATATGCGATTAGTTACCAATTAGCTAATCCAAACAAAGGAAAGTATTCAATTTACTAAATACAAAATATGAAAACAGAAGTTAAAGAAGTATCGTTCCAAGTACCGAACAAGAAAAACATCATTAGAGATGTAACATTAGAACTAGTGGAGAAATTTAAAGCTGAACATGGCTTCAATTGGAAGTTGGCAATGTACGAAGCTATAGACAATGAGATAATGAAGTTCCAGGGGAGCTTAGAGTATTGGAAAGCTATTAGAAAGAATATTAAATGAAGTTAGAATTAGTAATACCAACATCGTTAAGCGAGATACCTTTGATGCACTACCAAAAATACATGGTAGTTGCATCAAATAAGGATAATTCAGAGCTGTTTATATCACAGAAAATGATTGAGATATTCTGTGGCATAGAGTTAAAGAATGTAGTTAACATTAAGCTATCAGATGTTATTGACCTAGTAACACATTTCAAGAAAATATTCGATAAGAAACTAGAACTAAAGAAGACATTCGAAATACAAGGTGTAAAGTTTGGATTCATTAATGAACTTGAAGATATATCATTCGGGGAGTATGTAGATTTAGAGTCTAACATAATTGATGTACAATCATTCCACAAAGCAATGGCTGTTATGTATAGACCTATCACAAGTCAGAAGGGGGATAAGTATACCATAGATAAATATAGCGGCACAGCTAACTATGCTGAATTAATGAAGTACGCTCCTTTAGATGTTGTATTACCAGCGTCGGTTTTTTTTTGGAATTTAGGAAACGAACTATTGACGGCTACCCTGTCTTATTTGGAGAGCAAGATGACGAAGAAAGCCAAAACGATTTTAGCGAGACAACTCAATTCGGAAAGCAATGGGGATGGTATCAATCAATATATCAACTCGCTAAAGGAGACATTACAAAGTTTGAACGAGTTACAGAACAAGGACTTTTTGAGTGCCTAACGATGTTGACATTTGAGAAGCAGAAGTCAGAAATAGAAAATAGACAAATAAAAAAAGCACATGAAAGGATACTATGATTTTATAACAGCATTTCACAATCATTTAATAACCGATCCGTTAGTAAACCAGGTTACAAAAGGAAGCCTGGATAAGATTACAAATGCTAAAAAAGATATGTATCCCTTAGCTCATGTAATGATTGATAATGGTGCGTTTGAATCAAATACTATTAGGTTTAGTATTACATTAATTGTAATGGACATAGTAGACTATACTAAGGAAGATTTGACTCACTTGTATTACGGCAATAATAACGAGGATGATATCCATAATCAAACATTAATGATTTGCCAACGTGCATTTGAAAGTATGCGAAGAGGTCAAATGAGTGAGGATTATTCTATAGAGTCTGACACGGCATCTTTTGAATTCTTTGTTGATAGATTTACGGATGATGTTGCTGGTTGTACTATGACTTTCGATGTAATAATGTCAAACGAGATGACTATATGTTAAATGTACAGGAAGAATTAGATAAGTTTAAAAGGTATGTAATAGCTAAGTCTAAACTTAATCTAAAAGAACAGGATAGAAATGTAACTAGTAAGCTATACAACTCTATTAAAGGTGAAGCAAAAGCAATGCCTAATTCTTTCTATCTTAACATCTCGATGGATGAACATGGACAGTATTTAGACCAAGGTGTTAAAGGTAAAAACTCATCTGCTAAAGCTCCTAACTCACCATTTAAGTTTGGCAGTGGTAAAGGTAAGAAAGGGGGTTTGACATTAGGAATACAACGATGGGTTAAAGCTAGGAGATTTCAATTTAGAGATAAGAAGAGTGGTAAGTTCATGTCGTATGATTCTACTGCATTCCTAATCACCAGGTCGATATATTCTAAAGGTACAAAGCCTTCATTATTCTTCACAAAACCATTCAATAAATACTTTGAGAAATTGCCTGAAGAATTAATCGTTAAATACGGATTGGATGCTGAAGAGTTATTTAAGTATACAATTAAACAACCTAAATAAATGGCAAACATTTTTGTAAGAAGTCCTTATATCATATCTGTAAATGCGTCAGGACAAATTGGAAGTAAGATAGAGATATTTATTTGGAACGGAACAGGTTCTATTCCTGCTTTACCACAATATACACTATCTAAACTTATTCCAAGTTCTGCTAATATTAACACCGAGTACGACATCTCTCCATACGTTAGGGAGTATTTATCTCATGTTGCTACACAATCCCCAGTAGCTTTATCAACTTCATTTACTGATTTAGCAACCACACAATGGTGTAACGTAACTATTAAGAGATATAAACTAACAGGGACTACATACACCTTATTAGATTCTGCTACTCATTATGCACATGATGGATATTCGTTTTACGCGTCAGGATACAACTACGATAATGGTAGATTCTTATTAGAGCAAAAGGAATATTTTTATAATGAAGATGCTACATATGCTGGCGAGGTAGCTTGTTATTTGAATTCAGGTGAGAAGGTAAAATATGGAGAATCATTTACTTCTAACTCAGCTACAATAAACACAACGGCTATTATTGGTGGTACAAGAGATATTACAACAATAAGTTTAACGGGGGATTTCAGCTCATATATTACTATCGGAAGTTATTTATACTTTACCTATGATGATGGATTTGGAGTAACATCTTGGACAGGTACACTATCTTCTTATTCTTATAATGCTTCTACAAATACAATGATAATTACGCCAGATTTTGGAGGTTCAGTACCTACGATATTCGGAAGTCCTAGCAATACAGGAAGAACTATAACAGCAGGGACAACTGAGCTGTATACTGTGTCAACAAGTAAATGGTATAGTATTCCTAGATTGTCTGGAAGTTTAAATAAATTATCTATATTATCTTCATCAAATGTAGTCTTGGCTATATGGGATTTCACTCCTATTTGCGAGCCTAAGTATACGCCAGTTGTAATTGACTTTATAAACAAGTATGGAGCATGGCAAAGAGAGTTTTTTTTTAAAGCATCTAAGACTAATATATCTATCGAATCGAACGATTACAATGTAATGCAAAGTTCAAGTAACTTTGACATATTACAAGGACAAAAAAGATCATTCAATACTAACGGAATGGAGACAATTTCCGTTAATAGTGGCTATGTTACAGAAGATTTTAGCTCGAATATTAAACAACTTCTAATGAGTGAACGCATACTAGTTGATAATAAGCCTGCGATATGTAAAACAAAGTCCTTAGAGTTGATGAAAAACATAAATAACCACATGATTAATTATAGTTTAGAGTTTGAGTTTGCGTATAATTCTATAAACAACGTGATATAATGAAGAGAATAGTAGATGTATATGTAGAAAGTATCAGCGGAAGTGGTAACTATTCTAAATTAGAGTTGTTTAATGATGAGAAAATTGAGCTTACAAGTAGTATTCAGAATATCCAAGACATATCTAAAGTGTACACTGATTTCACACAGTCATTCACTATACCAGCAAGTCCTATTAATAATGCAATACTACACCATTTTTACCAATCAGATGTAGATGTAGCAACTACTAACGGAGTGTATCAATGGAATTTTAACTTTAGAATTAGAGCTAGAATAGAAGTTGGATTGACATCTTTTAGAACGGGTACAATCATGGTTGAAAAGTCTGAGATAAAGAATGGAAGACCTGACAATTATACTATCACTTTCTATGGGGATTTGCTTACACTTAAAGATAAGTTTGAGGAATTTAAATTAAGTGATTTAGATTTACTTTCTTACAATGTAAGTTATACAGCAACAGAAGTAATTAATAAAGTTACGAGTAGTACACAACAAGATATAATGTATCCGTTAATTTCTTCAAAGCGTGTTTGGACTTATGGCGACGGTGTGAGTACAGATATTAAAACAAGTGCTGGAGCTGTAAATTTCAATGAATTATTCCCTGCAATAAAAGTGTCTATATTGTTTGATTTAATTCAAAGTAAATTTGGGATAACATTTAATTCAGATTTTTTTAAGTCAACAAATGAGAAATGGGATAAGATATATCTTTGGTTAAAAAACGAAGAATCGTATACGTTAAAAACTAGTGGTGAGCCTGCGTATGTAACATATCCAAGTACTGGCACAACAAATATACCTTCATTTTATGGATGGGGTGGTATTCTGTACCCTGCTAGAAAAGGATTTAATTTTGATTTATCTACTAATTCTATAACTTGTCAAAACCTAGATGATTCTAGCGTGACTAGTATATTCGCTGTAAAAACTGCTAGATTTACTATAACAGTAAGTAACTTATCTAGTGCTACAACTATATATTACATAGACTTATATCGGAATGGTAAAGTAGTAGAAACATTTACCTATAAAGGAGCGATAACTGGGGCTGTAATGTACACGTTTTCGGCACTTGATAATGGAATAGTTTTTAATGTTATTGTAAGGTCTGACACCCCATTAACAATGAATTTACAAGCTGCGATAAATTACCCAACCTACAATAATTTTTATCAAGGTATAGTATTTAGTCCTATTGAAACAACGGCAACACTAGATGTTTCATCTAAAATACCTGACATTAAGATAGCAGATTTCTTTAGCGGTATTCTTAAGATGTTTAACGCAACCTGTTACGCTACAGATACAAATGTATTTACTATTGACCCTTTAGATTTATGGTATAATAAAGGAGCAATTTATGATATTACTGAATATACAGACACTGACTCAATAACTATTGAGAAGCCTAATGTTTATAAAAAAATATCTTTTAAATACGAAAAGTCAGAGTCATTTATGAATCGTAATTTCTATGACACTAATATTGTGGATAGAGAGTATTCAAACACGAATATTGAGTTGCAAAATGAAGGCTCAGAGCTTACTATAAGTGCTCCGTTTGAAAGTTTATTAATGAATAACTTTAACGAAGATGATTTCCAAGTTGGTTATTGTTTGACAAAAGCACCAGATTATAAACCATATATTCCTAAACCGGTTTTGTTTTATTATAATGGTAGAATAAATGATACTTTATATTTAAACAATGGGGTGACATCGACTTTATATAACGACTTCAATATATTTAGTAATGCTTTAGACATCTCTGGTGTTAAATATTCGTTAACATGGCATCCCGATAACGATGTTAAAAAGCCTAATCTTCCATTAACAAATAACTTGTATTCTTTATATTACGAAAACTATTTACAAAATATATTCAATCCTAAATGTAT